CCTGGTCTTGGATTTGGTGAGGAGGCTAAGAAGTTTAAGCAGCGCGAATCTCTGGAACGGCGTAGAGCAAAGCGAAGGGCGGAGGCAGAGGCCAGTCAGTAGCGCCTCCACCCCCTCGACTACTAGCTTCCCTTGAAGAAGTTCTCGACCAGCTTGGGGCTGAGGATGTAGTAAGTATCGCCACCACCCTCGGTGACCTTGATGGCCTTCTGTTGCTGCAAGGATTCGGAGATTCTGTCTAGGTCGTAGGAGTCTAGATGACCCCAATACTTGGACAGAATCTCTGACTTCGAGGCCGAGTATGTCGGTGGCCTCGTTAGCAGCTCTTTCAAAATCATCGCAGTCTGCGGCCCGAGAGGGTTCTTTCCCGCTCCCATCACTATCCGTCTCAGGCCGGGCACCGTCTTACGTGCTTGGTCTAGGGCCTCCTCGATATCCTCCTTCTCCAAGACCAAGTCCAGCTTCCGAGAGAGCGAGATAAGCATTGCTATCTTCAGGACCGTGTCGTGGATTCTCTCCAGAGTTCCGGTGTCGTCATCAGACGCCTGCGAGTTGAAGTCGTTATACCAGGCGTCATAGACGTCTCGCCCTTCATCTGACCACTTAAACTCCCCCTCTACTTCCTTGACCTTCTGGAGGTGGTCTGTGAGCTGGACTATATCGAGCGAACCTATCGGCCTACGAGACAGAGAGTTAATCCCATTCTTCCTGTCAGCGTAGACGATAACCGTGCGCGCGATGAACCCACCACCTAACGCATTGTCTGGAACTGCCTCCTTGAAGTGGACTTCGTTACTAGCCCCGAACATCGTCAGACACACGTTCTTGAGCTTCTCGTTGCCACTGACCTTGGTCATGTTAGACCAGCCGTCAGGATGGTAGTGGCCATCATACAGGTCTGTCAGGATTGTTAGAGCCTGTTGGTCCTGTATGATAAAAGAGGCAAACTCGGAACTGCTGAAATATCCAACCGAATCCAACAGCGGCGCGCCCCCAGGAATCGAATGAGCCGTCGCCAGCTCGCTGATGATTTTCTGGATGGACGCCCGGCCCGAGATTACCCTCGTTATCTTCGCACTGTTAACAAGCTCCTTTGCAAGCGCCACTGGGATGCCTTTACGAATACCTGACTTTCCAATCAGGAGGATGTAAAGGTTCGGATAGAGCTTGTAGTAGAACTTGTCAAGATACACCTTGTTCCTGACTACGCCAGAGAGCGCCGCCAAACCTGCCCAATAGAAATACTGTTTTGGTGACTCAGACTCCTTGGAATAGTCCAGGACTTTCTCAAGCCACGGACTTAACACGGTATCCTCCGGTGTCTAGCTCCTTCAGCTGCCCATAGTTCTGACCTACCTTTACCTCGCAGGGGATTATGAGCTTCTCCCGCGAGAGCGTGCAGTGCAGGAAGTCGATTGGCCGTTCAAAGGCTGGGATGGCTACCTTGAGATACTCAGCTCTACGCACCTTGGGGACAATGGCGACCAGAGCGTCATGGGCCTCCAAGCAGATCCACTTCCTTGCGTCAGGGATGGTATCGACTATCTCCAATCCAGCCTTCTTGGTCTGGTCTGCGACGGTGGACTGTGGTATCTGCGCGAATGCTTCCCTGAGCAACTCGTCATTCCATCGGGACAGGAACTGACGCCGACGACCAAAAGGATTCACTAAGGTCATCATGTTGTTCAGGAGGGCTTGCTCTACTTCGACGTGGAAGGTGTCACGGATACTTGGGTTGTGCTGATGAAAAGCGTCGAGAATTTCACCTGCTCGCCATTCTGAAATCTCAATGTCAATTCCGTAACGCTTGGCGTCTGTGTTAACGAGAAACATGAGACGTCGCTTCCGCATCCCGTAGTTGCCAGCATGTCGTGTAGTTTTCCCGATAAACCGCAACTCCTTATTAATTTTGTCAGGAGGGATACCGAATATCCACGATGCGGTGAGCTTGTGTATATCCACCTTCCCAAACATAGCAAGAGTCTTCTCATCTCGTCCGAGGAGAGCGACAACTCTCGCTTCAGCTTGGGACTGGTCGATTTCGATAAACTCATTTTCCTCCTCCGCTTCGAATATCTCTCGGACTTCGGCTCCATCTCCATACTTGGTCAGGGTTTGGAAAGCTAGTCCGATAGACTTCTTCTTGGTCTTCTTGCCTATCTTGACAGTGACGGTGGGTCTAACAGGGGCCTTCAGGAGGGAGTTGCTAGTGCGGCCAGTCTCTGCACCAGCGATACGCACAGACGTTCTCATACGTCCATCGAAGTCAGGTATCGCTAGGAAGTAGGTTCCGAGGGCCTTCTTCAGTCGACGGGTGTGAAGGATTTGTTCACAGGATGAACGTTTCCGAACATCCTTCTTGGCATGGTTTGCTGCAAGCGCGATAATCGTTTCCTCGTCAGTCGCATACTTGAAGTAACGGTTGCCATTCTTTGCCACCATCCACTCGCCACGCTCAGGGAACCTCAGCTCCTTGTAGAGATAGATAGCCACTTGCTTCGGAGAGTTTACGTTGAGCTTGAACCCGGCCAACTCCTCCATGCGCTTCTCAGCAGCGACGACCTTCCCTTGATATTCGGTAACCAGAGCAGCACGCTTAGCCTTATTAATTGGTAGACCAACTCGCTCCATGTCCATATAAAACTGATGGAGACGATGGACAAATCCAAAATAAAACGTGTCGAACCAGTCTGGGAATCCAGCCACTTCCACAGTGCGCGCTTCAGCAAGACAGGCTCGCGCCACCTCAAGAGTGACAGCAGCATCGCGCGCGTTGTAGATAAGGAAGTCATCGATCTTCTGCTTGAGGAAGTTGAACTCTTTGCCGTCATCCTTGTAGTATGGCTCCTCCGTGTAAATGGACGTGCTGAATCCGAGAGCTTTCGGTAGCTCAGGATACAGGGTATGCATCATGAGCATCAAGTCAGCACGGACGTTACCGATAACAAACCCGCAAGGGCGCTCCAGCTTGTCGTGGTCGAACTTGAAGTTCTGGCCTATGACCTTCAAGTCCTTCCGTGCAAGATGCCTCATCAAGATGCGCCACATCTGGGCTAGTTCATGCTGGACAATCCCGGTCTTGTTCTGTAGGGAAAAGACATCAAGCAGAGGCACCGATACACCGTGGTTCGGGTGGAAGGCCAGCCCGATGCACACAGGTATCGCCCTGATGACTTCGATATCGACAGAGAGTGTCTGATGTCCCTGGTAGAACTCAAAGAATCTACCAAGCGACACAGCGCTCCGGATTATCTCTAGCCTCCTCCTTGGTGGTCGATAATCGGGATATCTGCTGTGCGACACAGCGCGCTTGAAATCGTGTTGGATGTAGACGCGGGCAGAGAAGTTCATAGCTCCGCCCGACCCTTCGCCTTCTCCGTGCAGGAGAGCCGCAGGATGGATGGTGCCGATGACCTTGGTCTTAGCGTCCTTGCCTAGGATGACAGAGCCTCTCCACTTCTGGATGCCATCCTTACCTGACACAGCCTTCAACGCTGTATTCCCGAGTGCGAGGATACAGTTAGGCTTGATAGCGTTAATCTCAGTCCAGAGTTCTTTCTCACACTCCTCAAGACTGAGGCCCATCATGCCTATCTTCTTAATGTCGTTCATCGGAGGCTGGTATTTCACCACATTGGTTATATAAACCTCTGAGCGGTGAATACCAGCTTCCGCGAGAAACTCGTCCAATAGGTCGCCGGATGGTCCTACGAAGGGCCGACCTATTCTGTCTTCGTGCGCTCCCGGAGCCTCACCGACAAGCACGAGTCCGTTTTCACCACGCCCCTCGCCTGGGACGTAGTTACTCATTTGACTACTGATGGTCCATGAGGCGGAGTCGCTTCTCCAGCTCGGATTTGAGGACTTTTAAGTCCCTGAGCTCCACTCGGAGGCGTTCGGACATCGCCATGTAGTGAGCCGCCTTCGACTTGCTGTATTCCAAGACGGAGGTCTTCACTTCGAGCTTGGTTTCGACGCTCCTGAGTTCCTCCTCCACTTCCGTATGCCGGTCGACTGCCGATACTGCGATTCGCATGTAGTTCCTTTCTAACCTTGTTGATGATTACCAGACCATCGATGAGACTGTCCACTGAGTCGGGGATTTGGACGACGGTATCCCCATGCAGGAACAGTGAATCCTGCGCGGCGCCCCAGACGACAATCATCTTGTTCAGGGCCATTGCCAGCCCGAGTTCGACCCACTTGCCTGTGGACTCCACAGACACAGAAGGTTCATTGACGAGCAGGAACACGTCGCAGCGCTCGATGTCCGCTACGTCGAGGTCGATGAAGTGTTGGTGTCCGTGCTTCTCCAACTCGTCATCTTCTTCACCCTGACGAATCCAAGTGCTGGTGGATTCGAACTCAGGAATGTCCGTCTTGATCATGTCGACCAAGTGGTCGATTTTGGCTCTGAACTTGTAAGACCCGGCGACGTATACCTTCATTCTTCCTCTCCTATCTGGCTTAGGTCTGGTTCGACCTCCGAACTGGCGCTCCCACTGCTCGATGAGTTCCTCCTTCAGCGTCACGCCGACACCACTTTCCTTGCCTTGACCCTAGCCAAACGGTCTACGATTCCGTCGTAGAACTGCTTGTCTCGCTCGATGGTGACGAATCGTCTTTCACCCATGATGCAGGCAGCCGCAACCACACCACTACCTCCGAACGGGTCGACGACCGTTGAACCCTTGTAAGAGCAATCGTCGAGAAGGTCGGCAACGAGTCCAAGAGGCTTCTCGTTGGGGTGAATGAGATGCGCCGGAGGAACCTGCGGAAACGGCTTAAACGCCGAGAGATTACCGACGCGAGCAAGGACTGGATTTCCTTTCGCAGCGATGAGGACGAACTCGAAGTCACGGTCATACTCCCAGGATTTGACGCCGCGACGAGAGAGGCTATTCTCCTTCTGCCAGAAGACAGGTGTCTTGGCAATCTTGAATCCGAGCTTCTCCAGCGCGCCGAGTCGGTGGACCTTCTGCCCCGAATCGTTGAGATAGTCGTAACCACCGTAGTAGACGAAGTCATCTACCGAAACGATTACGAATAGGAAAGCGTCGGTCTTGAGAACTCGCCACAGCTGCTCGAAGACCGGCAAGGTCCGCTTGTCAACCGTCAAGCTAGGGTCAAAGAAGTTCAACCACGGCGGGTCGGTGATGCACACATCGAACGTCTCATCGGGGAAGTGGCTGAGCACCTCCGCGCTGTCGCCTAGATAGACTTCATCCAGGCCAATTTCGATGTCATTCATCGCCGCCATAGTCTCGTTCTGCATGCGGCGCGCGGCTGAACGAACGAGCTTGATTGCTGTTTTGCGGTCCTTGATGTTCTTCAATGAGGGGTCATATTGCACAGCGCGTGCCAAAGACAAGTCCTCACTTACCCCACCGATTGATAGGCTAAGCTCCGAAGCTGTCTCCCGAACACCCCACACCTTCTCATCCTTCTTCGGTCGACCGACGCCTTCCTTCTTACCGTGTTGCTGCTGGCGAAGCTCATGGAGCTGTTGCACCAGTATGACAGCCTCATACCACGGTAGGTTGTGACGATGGAGGTTCTCGTGAACCCTCATAATCTTAGCATCGACGTCGTTCGGCTCCTTGACCTCGGCGTCCAGCTCGGTCCAGCCGAGTAGCTTTGCGGCCTCAAACCTCTTGGCTCCTGTCACGAGGTCAAAAGGGAACTCAGAATTGTTCAGCGGACGAACAATAATGGCGTGGAGTTGGCCCTGCTCCTTGAGTGATTCAAGGAATTCGTCGCGCTCCTTGTCACTCTCCCACGACACTGGGATAGTGTTCTGGATAGCTGTCAAGTCTATCTTCATGGTTTCTCCAAGACATGAAAAAAGGGGGGCAGCTTTCCCAGAGCCACCCCCCATTTCCTCTAGCTACTTGCTGACGACCGGAGGCGTGGTTGCTCCCAAGTCGTCGAGGTCGTCGAGGCTCTCCTCTTCCCGCTCCTCGCTGGACTCGCCCTCGTCGTCGTCGTCCTCGTTGAGGTCGGCGTTCGCCTCAACCAAGTCCTGCTCGTCCACTTCCGCCTCGTCGTTGTCCACACCGCTCATCATGTAATTCATCACACGCTCCTGAAAGGTTAAGTTGCCCCGAATCTCCCCGGCTCGGGGCCACACCGTCTGAATCCTCTGACTGACCAGCAGAGGCGGAGAAGCTCTAGAAGTCCGCGTCCGGAACGTTGGACGCCTGTGCAGCAGCCGCCGCAAGATCAGTGACTGGCGCCCAGTCCTTGATGTTGTTCGTCTTGCGACCGTTGTATTCGCCCGGTTCCCAGAGGGCGAGGATGGTCTTGCCCTTGAGGCTTGGACCCCACACGAAATCGAGACCGACGTTCTCGTCGACCTTCGCACCCGTGATGGCCTCGATGAACGCCTGAGCCATGCTCGGATACTTCTCCGGGAACCACGTGGTGGCTCGTGCTCCTTCCGACGAACCCTCCATGCCTTCCACGTCGACGACGACGTTGTTCGAGGTCGGGTCCTTCTTGCTCTTCTCGATGTTGACCTCGACCACCTTGCTCTGATACCAGCCGCCCTGCACAATCTTGTTGCGCTTGACGTCAGCTGGCGTGATTGTCATCCGAAGCGATTCAGCCATTGTTCTCTACTCCTACACGTTGAAGATGTCGTCTTGTTGACCCGTTACCGTAGCCTTACGCTGGTTGTGCGACCTCCTTCTCTGCGAGCTTGATGCCGTGCTCCTCGATGGCCGCTTTGACCAGAGGATACAGACGGCGGCCCGTGATATCGAACACGCCCGGAACAGGAAGCGCAGTCTTGGTCATGGCCCGTCCGCCAGTCCAAACCAGTCGCTTCGAGTCCAGTGCTTCACCGTCACGTTCGAACGCCCAGATTTCGTCGAAGTATGACGGTGCGATGCTGGCGATCTTGTTCCCGTATGATGCCATGCTCGTGTATCGCTTGGTCTTGCCACCCTCGTCCATCATCTTCTGGATGGGGTGCGCGGTCACAATCATGTTGCACGGGAGAATCTTCGCCACGTCGAGAATCTGAGAGAGGCTCGTTGTCTCTCCGTTGTATTCGTCGAACCCCGGAATGGGGAGACCGCTCAAAGTCTTCTTGCCCTTGAAGTCGTCGAAGCCACCACGCACCCGAAGCTGATACGTTATAGCGGTGTTCGACATGTTCGTGAAGCTGTCGAGCACCACGGTGGCCCAGGGGCAGCGGTCCTGCAGGTTCTCGAACTCCTGACAGAACTCCAAGAAGTCGATGATGCCCTTCGCAGGGATAGCCTTCGGCCCGACGGTGACATACTGGATGTCGTCGTTGGGATAGAAGAGCTTGATTGGCTTCATCCGACCATCGAAGTCGTAGAACTTGATGGGCTTCGGGAAGCTCGCCGCAGCAACGGACTTGCCGTCGCCGGTCGAACCGATGAACAGCGCCATGATGCGCTGCCCAAGGTCGATGTCCTTCGTTGATGGCATTAGCTCTTGACCTCGGGAGCATCAACCTCGATGCCCTTGTGCTTCATCTCGTCCAGAGCCAGCTGAGCGAGAGCGCGATACTCTGCGCCCGTCGGGTCCAGCTTCTTGAACGCGATGAGTTCCGCCGTGGTGCAAACGCCCGGCGACATGAGATACTTCAACACAGTCATTGTTCTTTCCCCCTATAGATTCCCGACCAACCCGAAACATGTCTGCCCTTCTTGACTGCGTCTTTCATGTTGTCGCTACGAGTTCCGATGAACAAGTGCTTCGGATTGTAGCAACCACGATTGTCA